GGCTTAACCGAGAAGCTTCTAGTATTAGCAGGGGCAATAACAGATAGAGCTGCAGCGTTAACAATTATAGCTCCACCTGGTAGTAATATAGGATCAACAACTGGCTCAGGTGTTAAGGCTGCGATTGTGCATTCATCTAAAGCAGTTAATTGGGCTTTAGTAACAACTGGGGTTCCGCCAGCTACTATATTGTGAGCTATTGAAACGGTTACGTTATCGGTAATGCCTTGATTTTGGTTTAAGAATACAACCGTGTAATCACCAACTGGCAAATCACCAGTCCATACAATAGTGTAAGGGTTAGTAACTGGGTTAGGGTATCCGTAAATTGGGTAGTTAAGGCCAGTACCTTGAGCGTCAAAAACGTAAGGTAGTGCTGTAACTATAGATGTAGCAGCTACAGAAGTGCCAGCTACGTTATCCCATACTACTACCGCTAAATCAGCAGGATCACCTGGATCGGTATCAGAGTTTACATTTATAGTATAAGTAAATTCAGCCCCAGTTATGGCAGTACCAACATTTACGTTAAGGCCGCCAACTATTGCACCGATGCTAGCAGTGCCAGCTAAGTTTAAGCCAGGGTTACCAAGCATAGTGTGGTAAGGGGTTATAGTACCACCGCCACCAGTAGCAACTTCACCAGCTGCGATTAGGTTGGCGTCAGTACCTTCAGTAACTGTATTAGCGCCTATTATAGTAGTACACTCTACAAAATCAGCTTTTTCTTCAGGATTCCACTCCCCATTATCTTCTAAATCATCAATAATAGCTGGGCAATTCCAAGCTAGAGTGCCTTGAACAGTATAGTCTGAGCCATCTGGGTTTTTAGGAGTACCGACTGGAGTAGAACCACTGTATTCTTGCTTGGCAGTTCCAACTGAAATAGGGTAGTTGTTAGCAACTGGCTGAGGGTTAGCACCTACAGTTACAACTCCGCCAACAACATCAAGCTCTTTTGTAGCGATTAGTAGCTTATTGCCGCTTCTCATTACAGCGTAGGTTTTAATCTCGTAGTGGCCATCATTATAGATTGCTGAAGGTAGAGGGCCTACATCTGAGAAGCCGTTACCAAAATCAGTCCAGAAATATCTAGCAGTATCATTAGTGAATGTTAAAGTAGTTAAGTTTGATAGAGCAACTTCAGCACCAGTTATAGTATAGGTTATATCACCAGTTATAGTAGCGTTTATAACATCGCAAACATCATAAGTTTCTGTCACTGGGCAGTTGCCTACTAGGGTCATGTCAGCAGGATCTACTACAGTTCCAGAGCCATCTTTATAATGGGCTACATACCTGTCAATAACACCTGTAGTTTCATCTCTTATTATTTCTATGTGGGCAGGTACGCCATCATAACACACGTCAAAGCCATCAAGCTCAATAGCTGTGCCTTGAACACACACCGGTATTGGTTGTGTTGAACCCTGTAATACTACGCCTAAACTACTCTCAGTTCTAACTGTGCCATCACAGTTTAAAGCATCGTAGTCACTTGGTGTTATTTGTGTTTGTGCGATTACATTTAGAGCCATCGCACCAGCCTTACAGTTGGCCCAAGCTGGGTCACTAGGGTCTACTGGCTGTATAAAGTTTGGTGGGAACATCCTATCCTCCTATTATGTTAAATTCTTTTATTATGCACTGACAGTTTGGGTGCGCTGGCGGTGCGGTTATAGGCAGGTAATCATTAGTAAAATTCTTACCATCCAAATCTAGTATTTCACCCTTGGCCCAGAAATCTGATGATACTTCAACGGTTTTACCATTGAAATGATCGCATATAGCTTCTGGTTCTGAACGGGTTCTTGCCCATACTTTCTTGATAATCACGCCTAAACTGTCTTGAATCTTTTTCATATTACCTATTGAGGCATAGTTACCGGATCTTATGGTTTCGGTTCTGATTAACCTATCTGCTCTGTAAACAGCGTTATTCTTCACAGCTTTACCAGCTGATGTAATATATTCACCTTGAGATGAAAAGTAATTAATAATATCTTTTCTAGCCTCTTGGTATGTTACTACGTTGTTTACGGCTTCATTAGAAATATTAGCTAAATCAATTGCAGTGTCTTTATGCCAGCTTTTTATTAAGCCAAATAAGTAAATACCAAACTCAGATTTTGCCCTCTCGCTTAACGTACCAGTTGTTGGTATGCTACCAAGCGTGTCAACAGCTTCATTAAACTGTTTTATGGATACAACTGACATATAGGCTATAAATATTGGTAGTAGCGCATCATAAAGCTCCTGAGAGTCTTTATCAATGTCTATTTGGTTTATATCTTCAATAGCCTTCTTGCTTTTTGTCTGCAATCCTAATACTTCATCTTGTAGTTTTTTAAGGTGCTTAGTGAACTCTTTATCTAATTTAGCGGTATATTTAGCACGCTCATCTTGTGATAATTCTACCAAGCCTATCGATTTTGTGTTTAATGGTTTTATACCACTATTTAGTTTTTTGCTTTGAGATGTACCTTGCTGAACCTCTGTCGGCTTCTCGTCAAACTCAAGCTCTAGGCCTGTAAGTTCTGCTATCTTGCTGGTACTAATTCCTGCTTCTTTCATTATTTTAACAGTTTCTGCTTTAATTTTCAAAGTTTCTGCTTCTGTTTTAACTTCAGTTGGGTCAACAGCTTCTTCACGGTTATAAGTAAGTTTAACTGACTCCTTGGGGAAGTTACCTTGCAACCAGTTGTTAAACGCTTCTACAATAGTTTCAACTTTAGGTATAACAACGTTATCCATAAATACGCTATCAGCAACTCTAACACCTGCTAGATTAGTAGCTTCAACATCACCCTTCATCTGCTTAGGTACGCCAAATGCATCATCAACACGCTGGTTAGTGTTATCGAATAGCTCTGACATCGCTAGTGAGCGGTTATCTTGAGCATATTTGACAAATGATACACTATCTTGCTGAGTGCCAGGACGCTTTTGTATAAACTGTATATTAGCACTATCAGGGTCTTTTAATTGGGCTGTTATTCTGCCAGTTATGTCTTTAAAGTCGGCGTCATTGGCTTCAATAACATAGCCACCAGCTGGGATTGGTCTTGAGAATACACCCCTCTGGTATAAGTAAATAGTCTGTTGTAGTGTTAGGAACTGGTAAGCCGCATTGATAGGGGCAAAACCATTTATGCTATCAACTGGGTTCCACTCTTTAATATGTAGAACTTCTTTAGGGTCTAGCGTTCTAAACTTACCACCAGCTTCACGTATCTTCCAGCCTTTGAACACATTAGCTACTACATCTTCTTGAATCTCATTATAAGATGCTACTCGCATTGATATTGGGGTTGTTAGTGATGTAGATTGGTAACTAAAGATAATGAATGTATTTGGGAATAGGATGCTGCTTTTTATAGCGGCATCCATAAATGTTTTGTAGGTATCAGATTTGTTAGGGTCTGATAGTAGGTATGCTAACCAGTGTTTATCAGGTGCATAAATAAACTCTTCATCATCTACTTTTGTTACATTAATTCCAACTGTTGATGCTCTTCTAGCTATAACTGATATGTTTGGGTAAGCTAATCTATATAGATCATCTATCTCAGGGTTGTAAGCGCTGCCATAAAAGCTGGAGTATTTACCAGGCTTATTGTTAGTCTGGTCAGCAAATGTGAAGTTTTTGCGTTTAAATATGTCTAGTAAGCCCATTAGGGTCTCCAATTTAATTTGATGTTAATTTCTTATACTCTTCTTTTTCAGCTTCGGTTAAGCCTTCTAGAATAGCTTTGTCTTGAAGTTCTGCAATGCGTTTATTAGCAAAACTAGCGTTTTCTATAAACTTAGCCTGGTATATTTCTCCTTCTTTTACATACTCTGCTAATTTCTTTTCCCCAATTTCCTTAACTTGATCATCGCTTAATAATGTAGCGACCATTGGGAATTGTTTTATCTGTGCAATTATATTTTCCATTATGCTATTACCTCCGTTCTTGGTATTAATTGAACAACACCTAAGCCAGAAGTACCAGACGCAGATGGTGTACCAGCTGTACCTAGAATTGTTAATCTAAATGAAGTACTGATTGTGAATGCTGGTGTATTAGCTGGAACTAAAGCTGTGTATTCAAAGTTACTAGTACCAGAATCTACACTATATGGACCGAACCCGAAGTTTTTATCTTCTGTAATTGTATAGTTTGGCACTATCCCGACATTAGTACTTGTAACAATCTGATCCATTCTAATCTGGTGGCTTGAGTTAGCAGCGGCATAACTTGTAGCAACAAACTGTCTAGTTCGTATTGAAATCATAGTATCAAATGGAAGTGATGGTACTGTGAATGTACCTACACTAGAGGTAGCAGTTGATCCAACAGTTTGCGCTGGAGTAAGCACATAAGTAGTACCTTGCCTCTTTACTGCTCCGCCAGGCACTCTTAGCTTACCAGCCAGTACATATCCTACATTACCAGTAGTGTCAAATGGTATATCACCATTAGCATTAAGTACTGTTACGTTACCATTAGTATCTTCAATATTGACAGCAGTTCCAGCTGGTAGTGTTGCTGGTACCCACTGAGTACCATTCCAAGCCATAAATTGACCGCTTGTAGGTGGAGTTGTGGTTGTATCAACATCACCAAAACAGTTTATACTTTGGTCAGATAATATAGTACAGATATTAGCATCTATAACTGATATTATGGCCGCTTCTGGTACCGACCAGCCACAAGTACCAGGTGCTAGTAAATTAGTAGGGTCATCATCAACTACTAGTGAGGCGCTTAATACGCCCGGTGTTTGTGAATCATCTAGAGTTAATTGAACATCACAACTGTCAGCAGCTGTGGTGAAGCTTCTTTCTTGCTGTATTATACATACTTTGCCGCATGAGCTACATGTTGCCATCTTGCCTCCTTAGCATTGGGTTGCTACATACATGCAGCACCCTATTTTAGTTTTAATTCCATTCTTCTCGTACCATAGCAGTGCTTTATACCTACCAGGCTCAAGTGCAGAAGTCTCAGCGTTTGTTAAGTTGAATACTAATAAGTCTGGAGAGCTTGTATATAGACTAGATTTGTTGATAACATCAGCATCAGTTAAATCTTTTAGATCCCAGTGAATTGTGGCACCAGTGAAATCAAACATCTGGATGCCATCTTCTGTACAGTTATTCCAAGTTATAGCAACATCAAACCCTATTGGGATTTCTTCTAGTCCGTAGTTGTTTATATTTGCGTAAACTGAAGAGCTGTTCGTGTCCACGTTCCCTCCGTTATATTAGTACAGCTCTTCAACGTGCTTTATTAGTATAATACCACCTATATTTTTATATTGCAATAAAAGAATTCGATGTATATGATGGCCGTGATATCAGATCAGTTAGGCCGTATCTTAGTGCATCTGGGCTATGCGAAAACTCATGTGATGGTACGTTTAAAGCCTTACCAGCCTTGTCTACCTTCCATAGGTAGTTACGTAAATCTTTTATGAGATTAGTGCTGCTTTTAGTTACATAAAGCTTCTGGTCTTGCACGAGCTGGATGCCCTGATTAACGCTCCCGGCGCCCTTCTCAGCACCTTTGATGTTAACGCCTAATAGCATTATCTCATCTATTGATTTAGGCTCTGCTGAGTCTGCTATAACTAAGGCTTCTGGTAATGCTTTCAAAAGATCGGCTATATTACGGTTGCTTAGTGAAGATGCATAAAACTCTTCATTTAGAATATAGGATTCATTATAGTAGTGGATGCTAATACAGGCGCTAGGGTCATTAGTATACCCGAAGTCTAGACCATAACGTTCTAATCTAGCTTCTTCGGGGACTTCATCTATAAGCTCCCAGTTAGTATATATTTGCCCCTCATTAATACCAACCTCACCTTCACCAAATACACGCCACCAGTTTGGGTTAGATATACGCCTACTCTCTATTGACTGTATTATCCTTGGATCTAGTGCCTCATTATCTTTATAGGTTAGCTTTATAAAGTCATGCTCAAAATTAGGCATTATCTCACTATGCACCCAGAACTCAGCCACCGGGTTAAAGTCTAGGAATATAAATAGCTTGGTTCTAACTTCAAGCTCCTGGTATGAATTAAAATCAATGTTGTTGCACTCATTTATGAATAAGATATCACGCCTACCACCACGGAGCTTGGCTGACTGGTCTGCTGAGAAGAACTCTATTATTGAACCAGTTTCAAACCTATAAGTAAACTCTGACTTATTCCAACGTTCATCTTTATAATAGTTGTGGGTTTTCATTATGTTAATGAAATCTTTTATAGCACCGCGTCTAAGGTGTGGTAGGCTTTCAGAGACTATTGATATTGTTAGGTTGCTATTGCTTTGGGCAACGCTGATTAGATATATAAGAACAGATATTGTTTTAGAGGCTGATGTTCCGCCTTGTATTATTCTGATACGTTTATTGAGTGCTGATATCTTATTATAGGCTGTCGTTAATTTATACATTTATTACCCCTATTAGCTATTGACATTAGTTTATAAAATGCCGTATTTTGGGACACTTTTAATTGACTCAGTTATCATTATCTGTTTTTATTACACCTGCTATTGGTGATGGCAAATCCTTACCGTTAGTAGTCAAATCTATATTATCTTTCCACCCAAAGTTATTCTTAAGGCTGAATATAGCACCTGATTGGTTCTGAGTTTCTAGCATTCTTCTCTCTACATCATTAGCTACTTTTATCTTAGCCTCTTTTACAGTGTTAAAAAACCGGGATTCTTTAGAGTAGTTTAACAATGTCAGTCTATCAATACCAAGTGTTAAACATAAGCCTGATATAGTGTAAGGCTCAGGGTGTGTTACTTCCATTAATCCACCATCTTTAGCTACTACAGTTCTAGTTCTTGCATCACACTTCTCAAAGTATTTATCAATAGCTTCTTGCATCTGTTCTGGTGATTCAAATTTAGGTGGTCTTCCTGGTAGTCCTGAATTGCCAGGTTTAAACTGTTTGTCTTTTGGTGGTTTCTTATAACCAACTTCACTATTTTTCTTTTTTGGTTGCTCTTTTTTTGCTTTAGCCATTTAACCCTCCTATGCTATTCATATATCTATTATAACACAAAAGCCACCCTTGTTTGTGTTAGATTATCTATTCATGCAATCTTGAGCAGCTTCTAATCTTGCTGGTGTTTTGCTATTAACATAATCAGCAGCTTCATCAAACTTAAATTGTGGTAGTAACTCACCAATCTTAATAAAAATGTCATTATCTATATTGATAACTGTTTTACATGACTCAGGTGTTTTTTCTATAGTCACTGGTACTTCTTTTACAGTTTCTTTAATCTCTACCTTAGGCATTTCTTTTATAACTTCTTTAGTCACAGTTTCCGGCGCCTTAGATGTAGATACCATTAAGAAAAATACAGTCATTACAATTGCTAGTATTCTCATTGCTTTTAGGTTGTTAAAAAATGCTTTAATGTTATTCATTGCTCTCTCCTTCTTTTGCTTTAGAACCATCATCTTTTTTATTAATATGCTCAGCATACTTTTCTATTAGTTTATCATGGTTCTGTTTTAGCTCATGATCGTATGCTTGGATAGCTTCATGACAGTGTATAGTGTATCTATAAATCTGAATAAAGCTTTGCTCTAGCTGTTCAACTCTTTTTAGTAATTCTTTTACAGTTGGTTTGCTTTTAGGTTTCATATTAACTCCTTTTTATCATTATTGATAGTTATATTATAACATTCTTTATGCCATACTTTATTTTTATCTACATAGTAAGCTGAATCTTCAAATGGCCAAACATTAATCTGCTCTTCGCACTTAAAGCACTTTTTTGTAGAATGACGTTTTTTCATCTGGTCTTTCCAAAACTGAACATTACTTCTTGTAATCTCAAGTTCGCTATTAAGCTTTTTTATATCTAGTGTTAGTTGCTCAGTGATTGAGTCTACTTCTTGCTTTGTTAGGCCTTTTGTTTTAAATAGACTTATTGATATATTCATTTTAATCTCCTTATATATAATCTAAATATTTACCGTTAGTACCAGTTCATTTTGTCGTGAAACGCCACCGCTTGGCTCCAGCCACCATACCTATCTTTTACATATTTTTGCATCCACTGAAGACCACATACCGCATCACCTAAGTTACAGCCAGACTTGCCACAAGGTAATTCCTGCTGAAGGCCGCAAGCCCCCGAAC